GTAAGTGTGATGTAGGGGCTCGCCGTTCTATACAGGTTGGTCAGTCCTATACAGTTGGCGCCGCCAGCTGAACGCCCATCTTTAAGGCTTCTGTTACATCCATCAATCTCATTTTCTTCTTATATGAAACAACCCTTTTATTAACACAAGATAACGCATCAGGCACACGAATTTTCGATACAATTCGTTTATTCATATATATTTTTGTCATAGTGTATACTGGATTAATCGAAATTAACGAATCAGGTGTATTTGAATAGTCAACGTTGTATATAATATAGAAAACTTTTGCAGTGGATCCATACTTAATGCTAGCATATCTTAGTCCGTCACGTTCCTCTTCCTTATACTCGAAAGGTAATGATTGTAACCAAGATGCGTCAGGTAACGAACTAAAAAATTCGATTGTTACATTTCTCAACATACCACCAAATCTAACCCAACCATCATCATCTAATATACCCCGCAGAGCAGCTTTGAATTGTCCCATATTTGCTTGTAACATCGCTGCCTCATACGTATACAATGTTGTAGCTAAAAGGGGTGGCGGCGCATCAAGCATGTTAGTAGTATAAAATCCAATTCTTCTAAATTCATTGATATCATCCAATCTTGGTTCAGGTATCACGCTACGATGAAAATACACATCGTTTACTAACATTAATTCCTGGAAATCTCCCGCAATCTCCCATACCTCACGTTCCAACTCGTAAGCCAATGATCTTTGCAACGCACGACTATCACACCAACGGATGATATCACGAACGTTAATAAAACTAAAACTTTGTGATAGGTTAAGTAATGCTCTAATCGGTTCTGGTGAAACCTTAATCGCAGCTCGCCAGAATTGGCTCGGACTTGCGTTTACAACGACTTCTGGTACTCTGGCACGCATTAGTCGTAGTTGTCTAACATCTAATTGTATTATCGATAACTCCGAGGCATAGATTGATTCAATCATCGGGGCAATATTCAATAATTCAGACCTAGCAATTGGTTCAAAACGCCTATTAAATGCGAACCAGATCGACGCCCAACTTATTTCAAGAGTTATTGGCTCTACTTCTTCAAAGACACCTTGCTGCATGTTCCCAATCATGGCATTAAATAACCTATCTGGTAAAGAAAATCCACTCAGCAAATCTTCATTGATAATCTGATTCAATCTCGCAAACCTAATCATGTGATACGGCAACATTGCACGAAAAAAGGCCGCTTCCTGTTCTTTTCCTGCCGCTGTTAGAATTCGAATCATTTCCCTATAATTTGGATAATTCATATTTACACCGAAAGTGCGTGGATCGATTATCTCACGTGAATCTAAATCACAATATCGAATATGCCTTTGCACCAAGTCGTACGGACTGGGCTGTCTAAACTCCACATCTACCAACCCCCATCCGTTGTATCCCGATCCGGTTTGTATATTTCCCCTGAAACGATTTGCATCATATTGGGCACGTCCTCCAATTTGAAAATCTAAAGGCTGTCCGCTCGCACCATAATCGACTCTAACTCTATTATTATACATATATAGTAAAAAATCATTTAAAGCTGAATCTAATAATGTAGCCATTGTTTGAGTAATGTTGGTGAAGCGTGGACCAAAGGTGAACATTAAATGCCCAATAACCCCTGAAACCATCCGAATTACTGGATCAATTGCGTGATTTGGGTCAGCTTTTAAGTCGAGAATTATCTGATTCGGAAACATTAATGCCAAATATATCTTTTTAACATCATCCATCTGTTGTGCGGTAGGAGTCATTCCTGATATCAATGAAAATGGATTAGTTTGTGTAATTCTCTGCGTAATAGTTATTGATGTTATTCTAGGGTTAGGCGCTAAATATTCTCCATGTGGTAAGCACAATGCTATGTTCATGATCAAATTCGTTATGTAGGATCGCGGCACCTCCCAAATTACATTAGCGTTAGGTGGTAGTTCATGAGTAAGTATCCATATAGTATCCGCCCTCCGAAAATCGGTCATAAAATCTGTGTTAAATTGTATCCTCTTCCTCTGTCCTAATCTCACTAACCACTGTATCGCTCTCTGTATTACGGCTTGCTGCACACTTTCTATATATCCCTGTAACCTATTATGTACTCGATAGACTGGATCCGACATTGCACACATATATACATCGACATTCCGATCTGCTATTTGAGCATTTTCGATAATCATCCCATTAATCATATCTTGAACTATTTGTCTATCCACCGCAGTCATATTTGGCATTAAATTATCGATCTCAACACCCAATGCATCTAACGCCGCAACCTCTGCTCCACGATGATTATGCGTCTCAATATCTTGTAATAAAAAAGCACCCTCTTGCCTTAAATGCCTTATTTTCTTCAGAATTGTCTCATAAAACGCCTCTGGCTTTGTTTCATCTACCATTTCACCTACCTTTGACATCCTCTCATAGTAAGTGTCAACTCTCAAGAAAAAATCGGTACTTTGCATGCTCACTGCCCGAAAACTTTTTAATGGCTTCTTCTCTACTCTGTAGGCTTTAGTTTTAAGTAAATCCCGGATTCCTGGTATTATTAGTGCTACTTCTGGTATAGTTCCATCAATCTCTGGCGCGTGTGTTGCTAATTCCTGTTGATTCCGTCTGACTTTTTGCATGATCTCTTGCAGCGCGAAAATTGATAGTAGAGCCCCATTATCTCTGGATAACACGTCACCATCCAAATAGGGAGCTCCAGGTTCATCTTTTTTGTTTTCATCCTTAGTACGTTGAGCATCCATCCTACAATTTAAC